TTTGACTTATGGAAGGGTGCTGACTTCAAACTGAAGATTCGTAAGGTCGATGGTTATTGGAATTACGATAAGTCAGAGTTTGCCGCTCCGTCACAACTGTTGGATACTGATGATGAACTTGAAGCAGTCTGGAAGAAAGAGTATAGCCTTAAGGCGTTTACTGCTTCGGATCAGTTCAAGAATTATGATGATTTGAAAGAAAAGTTGAATCGTGTACTTACCGGTTCTGGCGTTGGAAGCGCAACTGTTTCTGATATTACTGAGGCCCCAAAGTTTAATAAAACTGAGGAGTATCAGGAACCCATCAGTGCAGAGGCCGATGAGGATACTATATCATACTTTTCTAAACTCGCTGACGAGTAATAGTACATCCTAAAACTTTTGAAGAGCTCCTACGGGAGCTCTTTTTTTTATATAAATAGTATTTGATATGGCCATAACATTAGATGATTATATACAGGAGATAACTCAATTAGCAGAAGGTAGGGATATGTCTATGCGTTGGTATAGAGACCAGGTGAGAGCTGTAGTACCTAAAAGACTGAGTGAGAGTAGAACAACTAGTCTAATACGTGCTGGAGATATTCAACGAAGGCCTGCATGGGGTGTGTTGAACTTATATGGTTACGATCCCAAGCATGAGAAGATACTAGAGTATTATGATGTGTTCCCATTGACCATACCAATAGAAAAACTTAAAAATGGTTTCATAGGAATAAACTTACATTATCTGAGTGTACCGATGAGAATGAAACTACTCACAAAACTAATGCCATTAACAGCAGAGAATAGAATTATAGGTTGGCGTAGGGTAGCTCGATTTAGAGAAGTAAAACCTTGTGTCAAACGATACTTGGGTAGTTATGTGAAAACAGCATTTCTACCCATCATAGAACATCAGGAGATGGAGTTAGCAGCTATGATGCCTATACAACGATTTAGAAAGGCCAGAGAAACTAAAGTCTGGGCTGACAGTAGAAGGATGGTAATGTAATGCCTATAGCATCCCTATCAAGATTCAAGAGTATGATTACCAGTGGACCAGGGTTCACTAGGGGATATGATTATGACGTTATCTTTACAGGTACGCCAGTGACATTTCTACGCGGTGAAGAACTTTCTATGCGATGTGAAAGTTTTGCATTTCCCAGTCAGAATATAGAAACAACTCAGGATAATATACGTCCGGGACCTATAAGAGAACACGCCTTTAGTGTAAACTATGGTGAAGTTACAGGCACGTTTTTATGTTCTTATGATCTGGCCGAAAAGAGATTTTTTGAAGATTGGCAGAGAAAGATATTTGACCCAAATTCATTTAAAATAAATTATTATAAAGACTACGTTGGTGAAATAGAAGTAAAACAATATACTCAACGACCAGCAGATGGCGTACTTGAGACTTACTATAAAGTTAAATTATTTGAAGCGTTTCCCAAATCAATAACCCAACTAGATGTTGGAACATCAAACGGAGAATTTTTAAGAGTATCGGTGGCATTTCAATACCACCACTGGAAAGAAATATAATGGAGGAATATTATGGCTTTACCAAAAATTGCTGCACCGCAGTATGAATTGACAGTACCCTCAACAGAAGAAACGATAAAGTTTAGGCCGTTTCTAGTAAAGGAGGAAAAACTATTATTGTTGGCCAATGAGTCTGACGAAAATAACGAAATGATAAATGCCGTTCGTCAAATCATTACCAACTGTACATTTGAAAAATTAGATATAGAGACTTTGGCTCTATTTGATTTAGAGTATGTATTTTTGAAGATACGAGCTAAGTCAGTAGGAGAGGTAGTAAATTTAAAACTACTCTGTGAGGATGATGGAGAAACTTATGCTGATGTTGAAATCAACTTGGATGATGTAAATATTGTTTGGAATGACAAACATACTAATCATATAGAGTTGACAGATGACGTTGGATTGATGATGCGTTATCCACAGTTTGACCTTATTGATATGGGAGGTCAGGGAGGAGAAACGGAATACATCTTCAAGATGATAAAGAGTTGTATCAACCAGGTATATGAAGGAGATACGATACACGAAAGGTCAGATTTTACTGATAAGGATTTAGATGCCTTTATTGAAAGTTTAACGTCAGAGCATTTTCAAAAACTACAAGAATTTTTTGAGACTATGCCCAGACTAAAACATGATGTAAAGTTTAAGAATCCTAAAACAAAGAAACAAAACAAAATGACATTGGAGGGTATGCAAAGTTTTTTCGAGTAGCTCTCTCACATGAAAGTTTAGAAAATCATATGAGAACTAACTTTGCCATGATGCAACATCATAACTGGAGTATAACAGAGTTAGAAAATATGATGCCATGGGAGAGAGAGATTTACCTTACATTATTGAGTCAGTATATTGAAGAAGAAAACAAAAAGCAGAAACAGGGATGAGCGATAAAGATACACAAGTACTAGTAACAGAAAAAACTTATGAAGTAGATAAGTCTGACTTTCTAGTTATACAAGGATTTGACCAGAGTAAGACTTGGTACAACAAGACTGCTGGGTTCATGGATACTTTACGATTGATCCCACGCCTGTTGATGATTTGTTATGGTGGAATATTTTGGATATCAACCCAATGGTTTATGAATCTACCAGAACCTAGTAATGCACAGGCAGCATTTATATCTACTATCGTAGGTGCCGGTGCCGCATGGTTTGGTCTGTATGTAGGTAGTGGTCATAAGCCCGCAGCGAGTAAAAAGTAAATGGCAAAGAAAGAACCCAGTATAGCCGACCTGATTAAAATGATGGAGTCTCACAAGACTACTGAAAATGTTTCAATTAGAAAAGAGAAAGATGCTAACCATCAAGATGCTGTAATGATAAAGGGGTCGATGGACGAGCTCAATAGTGGTTTTCAGTCTGTCTTTGCAGGAAAGGTTGATAAAATAGCTTCGGAAGAAACTCCATTTCAAACGGTAGGCTTATTGGATCAGATTCGATTGGGTGTTGATGGTATGAAGTTGACGATGTTGCAAAGAGCAAGGCGTTGGGTGAAGGATTTTGCTGGCTTTATGCCCGGCCGTGCCGCTCGTGCGACAGCTAGAAAAGCAGACCTTGCTACAGCACTTGTTGCAATAGATACTAAAGCCATTGCCCAATCTTCTATGGACATGCTGGATACTATGCGAGACTCTGCTGGCCAGAGTAAAATTGGATTGGAACGAGCTGCTGCACAACGCAAAGCTCTTTTCGCTTCAAAAGGGCCCATGGGAAAAGCATTTAGTTTGATTGGTAGTGGGATTGGTTTCCTTACTGGTAAGGGTGGTAAAGATAAAGAGAAACAAAATGAAGAGCGGAGACATAAGTCCAAACATATAACATTACTTGAAGCGATACTTAAAGCCCTTGGAGGCCAGGCAGAGGAAGATGATGATGATGGTGGTGGTGGTGGTTTTCTTGAAACTCTTGGTGCCATCGGTTTGTCAAAAATGCTAGGGAAAGTCTTGAAGGGGGGAATAGTTGGTGGCGCAGGTCTATTGGGTATGACCAAAGCAGGAAGAGCAAAATGGGCTAAAATTTTTGGTGGAATTTCAAAAGCAGGAAGAGGACTCGGTAAATCAGCAATGGGTCTTGGGAGATTTGCAAGATTTGGAGGCGGGATAGCATCATTAGGAATCACAGAAGCAGTTTGGCAAATAGGAAAAGCAATGGAAAGAAGACATTTAGAAACTGCCGCAAGATTGGAAGGAACCTTGGGTGAAGGATTCGAACGCCGTAATGGAAAAATGTTTGATAAACAAACAGGAATGATAATTCACGATCCTGTTGCAGACAGAAGAGATCCAACAACCGGAGAAGAACCAGCAACAGAAGAAGCAGCAAAAAAGAACCGAAAGATAAACCAACTCAAAAATCGAAGAAAAATAAATGAAGAAGCCATAAGAATAAATTTAGAAAAAGCAGCAAGATTCCGGGCAGAAGGAAAAGATGTTGCTGCAAATACACATATGCTTATGACTCAGGGTCTTATGGATGTTAGGCCTGGTATTGTTA